TAACTACCGTGGTATGTACAGTTCAGATGTACAATTTACAGAAGCTGAGCGTTCTCGTATCTTTGTTAAGGTAACTAAGACTAAAACTTTAGCAGCTTACGGACAAGTAATTGACGTACTGTTTGGTAATTCTAAGTTTCCTATTAGCGTAGATCCTACTACTTTACCTGAAGGTGTTGTTGAGTCTGTACACTTTGACGCTAATCCGCAAGCAGAGCAAGGTAAAGACGAACTTACTTCTGCATTTGAGCCTATGAAAACACCTTTCACAGGTGATGAAAAGCTTCAGCCCGGCGAGACTTTAAACGACTTACAAGAGCGTTTAGCAGGTATGAAGAATAAACTGGCTCCTGTACAAGAGAAGCTTGTTGAGGGTTCGGGTACGTTACCTACTAGTGTTACTTTCTTTCCTGCACAAGTGGCAGCTAAGAAGATGCAAAAGAAAATTCATGATCAACTAGAAGAAAGCGGAGCCAATAAACAGCTTCGCCTTAGTTCTTTTGAACTAGCTCTTTTTGGTACAGGTATTATGAAAGGACCTTTTGCTGTCAATAAAGAATATTCTAATTGGAATGAAGAGGGTGAGTATACGCCTGTAATTAAAACAGTACCTTCTACAAGTCATGTTTCTATCTGGAACTTCTATCCTGATCCTGATGCAGCAAACATGGATGAAGCAGAGTATATTGTTGAGCGTCATAAGATGTCTCGCTCACAACTACGTGCTCTCAAGGGGCGTCCCTTCTTCCGTGACAATGCTATCGACATCTCGCTTAACTTGGGTGAGTCCTACGACAAGAAGTGGTGGGAACAGGAGATGGAAGATGATAAACAAAGCAGTAAAGCAGAACGCTATGAAGTGTTTGAGTTCTGGGGTTTTGTTGATAAAGAAGTACTAAAAGGGTATGACATAGATATCCCTAAAGAGTTAAAAGATTCAGATCAACTTAACGTAAACATTTGGGTATGTAACGGACAAGTACTACGTTTGGTTATGAATCCATTTAAACCTGCACTGATTCCTTACTATGCTGTACCCTACGAAGTTAATCCTTACTCATTCTTTGGGGTAGGTATTGCGGAGAATATGGATGACACACAGACCCTTATGAATGGGTTTATGCGTATGGCGGTAGATAACGCAGTACTTTCGGGTACTTGTTGATTGAAGTTGATGAGACTAACTTAGTACCGGGACAGGATATGTCTGTGTACCCGGGCAAGGTGTTTCGGAGACAGGGGGGTGCCCCGGGTCAAGGCATTTTTGGGACCAAGTTTCCGAATGTCGCTGGCGAGAACATGCAACTATTTGATAAAGCAAGAGTATTAGCAGATGAGTCAACTGGATTCCCATCTTTCGCACATGGTCAAACAGGCGTTACGGGTGTTGGTCGTACTGCTAGTGGCATTAGCATGCTTATGGGTGCAGCCAACGGCTCTATACGGAATGTAATCAAGAACGTAGATGACTATCTGCTTAGCCCTTTAGGTAAAGCTTTCTTTAATTTCAACATGCAGTTTGATTATGATCCTGAAATTAGAGGTGACTTAGAAGTAAAATCTCAGGGTACTGAAAGCTTAATGGCTAATGAAGTACGCTCACAACGCTTGATGCAGTTCTTGCAAGTTGCACAGAACCCAACACTAGCACCGTTTGCTAAGATGGATTACATCATTCGTGAGATTGCTATCAGCATGGATCTGGACCCCGATAAGGTTACTAACTCTATGCAAGACGCAGCTATCCAAGCAGAGATCCTAAAGGGGTTCACAGCGCCTCAACAGCCGCCGCAAGGGGTGCCTAGCCCAGAAGGTGGAGAGGCTCCTCAAGGCGCTCCTCAAGCGGCCCCTGAAGGTGCACCACCACAAGGCGCAGCAGATATGAGTGGCGGTGGCGGTGGTAACATTGGTATCGGTGGTGCAGCAGCGCCGGGTGAACAAGGCTTTAGCGGGAACGTACAGTAATGTCATCAATCAGTAGGCTTATATCTAAAGAACTTAGGAATGCATTTAACATGCCTTCGGGCGCTATTGATAATCCTAAGTATAATCCTCTGTTTAAAGAAGGTAAAAGAGATCCTGTAAAGCTGTCTGAAGAGGATGAAAAACTTACTTGGGATATGGTTGGTTTAGAAGATACTGTAGTTGCAGAATTTTATAGTCCTTTAGAATCCGCTATACAGGAAGCACCTATAGGTAAAAAGGGTACTAAAGGTCAGAACATAGAAGCGTTTGTGCGTAAACGTGCACCTAAAGTTTCTCAAGGAGAATTAGACTTTAGGCAGTTTGGATTAGAACCTGAAGAAAAGTATACTAAGGATGTGATAAGCGGAGCTTTTGAATTAGATCCTCTAAAGATACAAGCTTTAAAAAAAGCACCTAAATATAGAGGTACGCAAAGACAGACAGACCTAGAAGATTTAGATATAGGTTATCAGGAAATAGGCATTGATGTTATACAAAAAGACTTAGGTTTAATGACGCATCATGGACCTTCTACACTAGCACATGCTAGGTATAGCTATAGACAAGAAACTCCTTTGTATAAAACAGAGGCAGAAAAACTTTCTAATGTAAGATTCGATGAAGATGCTGATTATCTTTTAATAGAAGAACTTCAATCTGATGTAATTCAAAAAATGGTAGACAACCCTGAAAAAGCTAAAGCAGAATCTATACAAAAATATAGAAAACAATTTGAATCAGATATAGATGATATAGCCTTTAACAGAGAGTTTGCACAACCCGGAGACTTATTTGAAGAATTTGAAGATTACGTATTTGACAAATATATACCTATAATGACAGACAAAAAACTTACAGAGGTAGAAAAGTCAGAAAAACTTAAAAAAATATTAGGTGAAAATACACCTGACACCGCTAATAAATTTTATGACGTAACATCCCCTCTTACACTCCGAATGTATTTTGATGTGTTAGCCGCTAAAAAACTTAATGTATTTGATTTCCCCGATAGATCTGATGTATTACAGAGTATCGTGTCAGGGGCGAATGAAGTTATAAACAATAGTCGAATGGCTACATCTAAAAAAGACACTCCCTTACCTAAGCTTACAGATTCTGTAAGAGTCTTATTGCAATCTATTATTGCAGATGCTAAAGCTAATAATGTTGATGAAATTGTATTACCGCCTATTGAAAAGCTTGCAGAAAAACGCTTCTCGAAAGGTTCAAAAGAATATGAGAGTGCTATAAAAAAAGGTTCAGGTTTCTACAATACATACGTTACCGCTTTTGATAAAGCACTTAAGCAATTAAAAGATGAACTAGGCGATCAAATAAAGATAGGCAAAAAAGATTTAAACTATAAACGTACTGGTATGAGTAAAAAAGATCAGTTACTAGCTGAGCGTTTTCCTAGAGGGGATTTGGCTAAAAGATTAAAAGCAGCAGCAGAAAAACCTGAAATACTACAAGGTAAGTCTATTAACATTAAAGATTTAAAGCTAGATCCTAAAAAGCAGAAACTACGGTTTAACCAAGGTGGCTTAGTACAAAGACCCAACAAATGATAATAAAAAAACTAGTAAACGATAAACCTCTATGGGATTCTTTTTGTGAAACTGTTGATAATAAAATCAGTCAGGTACATAAGAACATGGAACAATTAAAATCACCAGAAGAGTTGTTTCGCTGTCAAGGTGAGATAGCTGCTCTACGTAAACTCAAATACTTGAGGGATGAAATAAATGGCTCTTGAAGATCAGATGAACGAAATGATAACAGAACCTTCTGTTGATCCTGTTAGTGGAAACGAAATACCTCTAGGCTCTACTGCTGAAGAAGTACGAGATGACATAGACGCTAAACTTTCTGAGGGTGAGTATGTTGTACCTGCAGATGTATTACGTTTCTACGGTGTAAAGTTTTTTGAGGATTTGCGTGACAAGGCAAAGTCTGAGTATGCTGAAATGGCAGAAGAAGGACGCATAGGTGGAGAGCCTGTCTCTGAAGAAGGTCCTGAAGATGTAGAGATTTCTGACGAGGATATGATGGAAGGCATCTCTGATGAGGACATGGCTGACATAAAAGCAGTATTGGAAGGTACAGCTTCTTTGCCTATGGATGCCAGTGATGAAGATATGGCTGAAGTACAAAGCGTTATGGAAGGTGAAGCTACAACGACTATGGCACAAGGTGGTATTACTTCTATGCCTAAAGCCTCTCAGATGAATGTACGAGAAGATGTAGACGGTATGATAGACCGCATGTATGAGATGGTTAAGAACAACCCAGAGGTAAAAAAGAAACTGGATGCTAAAGGTATTAAGATGGCAGAAGGTGGTTATGTAAAGGGTTACGCAGATGGCGGCTTTGAAGATGGCTCTGAACCTGACTTTTTATCAGGCTCTAATACTGGTCCTGTTCCTAGCTTTCTTTCAGGTATGGGTGCATTAGGTTTTTCCCAGACTTTAGGAGCTACACAAGGTTACTCAGGTCCTAGAGCTACAGAGCTTGTGGACTACTATAATCCTTCTACAGGTGCTACTATGCAGATTTCTGTATATTCCGACACTAAGCAGCCTGTAACTCCTGTACCTCAAGGGTTTCAATTAGGTAAACCTCAAGCTCCTTCTCGGAGGGATTCTGATGACGATGATGACGATGATAAACCACCAGCACCTAGATGGTATGATGACATAGAGTTTGGTAATTCTGAGTCTGTTTCTGAGTGGGCTAAGACACAGAAGGGTCCACCTTCTTTACTGAGAGCTTCTGCTATTGGTGCTGCTGGTACAGTTAGTACTGTAGCAAACTTACGTGCTGCTGCTATACTAGAGAAAGCTAAGAATGGCGGTAAAGATAACAGCACTAGTACTTCTTTGAATGAACAAGCTAATGCTATGCAAGAAACGTATAGCCCTTTTGAGAAGTTTCTCTCTAAGATGTTTGGTGATTCAGGTGAAGTACAAGCTAAGTTTGCATCTTCGCAGGTAGGAATTAACTTGGCAGATCCTACTAAGAATACTATTGAGCCTACTCCACCAGAGAAAGATAATAACGGCGGTGGCGGCTCAGATAATAACGGCGGTGGCGGCTCAAATGATGATCCAATCACACCAACTCCCCCTTCAACACCCAGCAAGGATAGTTCAGGTAGTGGTTCAACAAATCCCGGAGACAGAGGATTTACGCCCGGAAGTCAAACACCTCCTTCTGCCTCTTCAGATGTAGGTAATGATGGTATGACAGATGCAGAAAGAGAATCTGGTGCTGGATCATATAGTAGAGACACAGAAGATGATAATAAGGGTTTATCTGGTAGTGCATCAAATG